AATGATGCTTCGGAACTTGGCAAGAAGGCCCGGAACATCAACAGCTATGCCGATCTGGACGGCATGGAGTTTGCCGCCTTTGTCGAGGTGCAGAAGGCCGAACCCAATTCGACCTACAGCGACAAGAACGTGATCCAGACCGTGATTCCGACGACGCACAAGGACTATGCTGCGCTGATGAGCGGTGCGGGCGTTGCTGCACCTTCGGCACCCGCCGCAGGCTCGGGCCAAGCCAATACCACCGGCAAACCGGCATGGGCGAACTAAGCCCAGCAGATCAAGCGGACGCAGCCGGGATCGACCGTGCTGTGTCCGAAATGATCGAGAGTGTTCTGAACGGGTGGGATCATTCCCGCCCGCTCGGAAGCCTGACCCGTGCCGACCTGCGGCGCTTGGCCACACATGCCGTGATCGGCTTTATCCAGGGAAAGCAGGAATGCGACCAGCGGTTCCGAGAAAGCGGGTATCTTACCGATGTTCCCTTTGCGACACCGATCTAGGGCCAAACCCGAAGCTTGGCCCTTTTCCCAATTTTGCCCGTCCATGTGGATGTGATGGACCCGACGAAGGAAAAGCAAACGTGAGACTTCCCACAAATCAGGAAAAGGTTCAGGCTATCTTGGACGCCCGACAGGATGTGGCGGAATACCTGAACAGCATCGGCAAGATGGAAGCGTTTGCCGATTTCAGCCGGGACGACATATGCGGCCTTATACGCGCGGCACAGGATGGGGTGCAGAAAAGCCTGCACAGGCAGGTAAGAGAAGCACTTGAAGGGTCCGAAATCCCGTTCTGAGGTGTTCCGATGGTGGTCGATTTCAATCCCAGAATCTACCCGCCGGGGCATATAGATTATGGGAGTTACATGAAAAGCGCCGAGTGGTTCCACAAGCGGACGCTTGTCCTGATCAGGGCAGAATGGATTTGCGAAGTGAGATGGTGCCTGAACCTGGCGCAAGACGTGCATCACCTGACCTATGATCGGTTGGGAAACGAGAAACTGGAAGATTTGAAAGCTGTGTGCCGCTGGCATCACACGCTGATCCATGGGAGGAAGTTTTGAGCCTGGACTTCAACAGCAAGCGCACCATCGCGGACAGCGTAGCGGAACTGATCGACGCGGCCATGCGGGAAAGCCAGGATGCGCCCCGCGCTTACCTCGGCGCGTCCTCCATTGGGGAACCCTGCGCCCGGCGACTGCAATACAATTTCATCGGAGCAAAGGCGGACGAAGGCAGCGGGTTTTCGGGCCGGACCAAGCGCATATTCCACCGGGGCCACCAAGGCGAGGAATGGATGGCGCAATGGTTGCGCCTTGCAGGCTTCGGGCTTCGCACCGCCAAGGATGGCAAGCAGTTCGGGTTCGAGGACTGCAGCGGGCGGTTCAAGGGGCACATTGACGGCGTGTTCACCAGCGGGCCGTCCGGGTTCAAATACCCGGCCCTGTGGGAGAACAAGGTGCTGGGGGCCAAGGGCTTTGCTTCGCTTGCCAAGCACGGGTTGGCGAAAGCCTATCCCGGCTATGCGGCGCAGGTTGCCACCTATCAGGCCTATCTGCAGCTGGCCGAGAACCCTGCAATCTTTACCGCCCTGAACGCCGACACGATGGACATTCACACAGAGTTGGTGCCGTTCAACGCCGCACTGGCACAGGAAAGCGCGGACAAGGCGGCGCGCATCCTGGCGGCCACGGATCACGGCGAAACGCTGCCCCGCGCATCCGATGACCCGGATGGGTTTGTGTGCAAGTGGTGCAGCTATAAGGGCGTGTGTTGGCAATGATCGACTTCAACAACGCACCGCCGCAAGGCGCACCAGACACCAGCGCCCCGGTCTGGGCCGGGAAGCATTACGACCGGGATGACGTGCTTGCGCGCGTCCTGCCCCATCTGGAAGGGGTGCTGGGCTATCTCTACCCCCAAGGCCATGCCGATCCAAAGGGGCAGGCGTTCTATATCGGCGACATCACCGGCAGCGCCGGGGAAAGCCTGAACATCGTCCTGAAGGGTGAACGCGCCGGGCTGTGGCATGACTTCGCCACAGGCGACGGGGGCGACATATTCGACCTGTGGCGCGTAGCGCGCGGCTTGGGTTCCTTCCGCGATGTGCTACAGGACATGGGAGACTATTCCGGGGCGACTGAAAACACACCCCGTCGCCCACCAAAGCGCAAGGCGGCAAAGGGCGGCGAAGCCTGGGGCATTCCAACCGCGACCTATAACTACCTGGACGCCACCGGGTCCATCATCGCTCAAGTGGAGCGGTTCGATTGGGAAGAAGGCGGGCGCAAACGCAAGACCTTCCGGCCTTGGGACGTGGCGACCCACAAATATCAGGCCCCGGCGGTGCGCCCGCTCTATAACCTGCACGAGATAGCCCGCGCGCCAGAGATCGTGCTGTGCGAAGGCGAGAAGTGCGCCGATGCCCTGATGGCACAGAACATCAGCGCCACGACTGCCATGGGCGGCAGCAACGCCCCCATCGAGGCTACCGACTGGACGCCACTGGCGGGCCGCAAGGTGCTTGTCTGGCCCGACAATGACCAGACGGGTCTGGAATATGCGGATAAGGCCCGCACGGCCATTCTGGCGGCTGGTGCTGTGTCCTGCGCCGTCCTGCGCATTCCCACGGGCAGGCCGAACAAGTGGGACGCTGCTGACGCTGCCAGCGCCGGGGAAGACCTGCGGGCGCTTATGCGGGAGATGCTGGGCAATACGGCAGAAGCCGAACGCAACGGATCACCTGCCGTTGCCCCGTTCCGGTCTTGGGTCGCAACGGACCCCTTGACCATCGCCTGCCGAACCTTCCTTTATGGCAAGCACTACGTCCGCAAATTCGCGTCCGTCACCGTCGCCCCCGGCGGCCTTGGAAAATCCACCCTTGTCCTGGCCGAGTGCATCGCCATGGCAACGGGGCGGGCCATCCTCGGCATCAAGCCCGCCGGGCTGCTTAAGGTGGTCTACTTTAACGCCGAAGACCCATTCGAAGAAATCCAGCGCCGGGTTCTGGCGATCTGCCAGCACTACGACATCAACCAGTCGGAACTGGTGGGGCAGCTATTTATAGCCTCGGGTCGGGATCAGGAGTTGATCCTGTCCAAAGGCGATGACGGGGCAATCATCGAAGCCACCTTTGAACTGGTGGAACGCTATGCCGAAGCCGAGAACATCGACGTTTTCGCCTTCGATCCCCTCGCCAACATGACGGAAGCCCCCGAGACCAACGACGCCTTCCGTCGCCTCGGCAAGCGCATCAGCCGCATGGCTGACCGCCTGAACTGTTCCGTTGAACTGGTCCACCATACCCGCAAGTTGAACGGCAACGACGCCACCGTGGAAGACAGCCGGGGCGGCAGTGCCCTGATCGGTGCCGTTCGCGCCGGTCGCGCCCTGAACCCCATGAGCGTCGAGGAGGCTGCCAAGGCCGGGCTGGAAACCCACATAGACCACTTCCGCATAGAGGCCGCAGGCAAGAACAACCTGAGCCGCTCCAGCCCCCACAGCACGTGGTTCAAGCGCGTCTCCATTGACCTGCCCAACGGGGATGAAGTCGCCAGCCTGGAGCCGTGGCAGTGGCCAGACGCCTTCGATGGTGTGACATCACGCGATGCCTTGCGGGTGCAAAGTCTGGTCGGCCAAGCCAACCCGCCGCCACGCTTCAGCAGCCAGGCCGCAGGGTGGGTCGGGGTCATTGTGGCCGACGCACTTGGGCTTGACCTGACCGACAAGGCACAGCGCGCCCGCGTCAATTCCATGATCGGAACGTGGATCAGAACACAGGTTCTGGAGGTGGTCGAGGTGCACGATCCGGCCAAGGGACGCGATACCAAGATCATTGTTCCAGGGTCCAACAAGCCTGTCCCCGAGGGCCAAACGGCATGAACCTTCCCCACCTATCCCCACTAATCCCCACCTGCCCGCCACGAGTGGGGAAGCACTCATCCCCATTCCCCACCCCACCCATTATAGGGGTGGGGGGTGGGGTGGGGTGCGTATGTTGAGACTGGCGGAAAGATTTCCCACCCCCACTAAATCCCCACTTGGAGCAAAAACGATGACCAACCTGAAACTAGCCGACGAACTGTTCACTGTGCGCCAGGAGATCAAACGGCTGCAGGCAAGGGAGGCAGAAATCAAGGACGCGCTGACCGAACCTGATGCCGATCTGTCCGGTGCTTTCACCATCGCCCATTTCGTCAAGCGCGGGTCCACCCGGTTCGACCGCAAGGCGGCAGAGAAGGAACTCGGGCCGCTGGATCGCTTTGACGTGAAGGGCGAGACGGTGGCGCTGATGGTGTCGGAACTTGTCAGGGCGGAAGAGTGAGTTTGTCAGTTGCATGGCGGTAGCCCCAGAATGTCAGTTAGGTGGCGGTTGCTTTTGAAAGGCACCCCATGCCAATATCACCAAGCGCGGCAGGGCGGCAGCCCGTGGATTCCTCCCTCCACAGCCGCGCGCCAGCCGGACATGCTGATCCCCGAAACCCGCAAGCAACCAACACAAGAGGCCATGGACCTATGATCGAATACCACACCGTTTGCATCCGCCCCGTGATGCCGCCTAAGCCGCAAAACGATACCTACCGCGAAAAGCTGATCGCCCGCTTCGGTCGGGTTCCCAGCATGGCGGAACTTGCCAAACTGGAATCCGCAACCCACCGCATGAGCCTGGATGTCTACCAACCGCAGACTGCGCTGGACAAAAGCCTTGATGCTAGGCGCGAGCGCACCAAGGAAACCATCGGCCAGCTTGTCGCCGCTCTGACCCGCCCAATGACCAACCAAGACCTTGCCACGGCCACCGGAATCCCCCTGTCTACCGTTGCCCACCTGATGCTGCGGGCCTTGGATGAGGGCGCGGTCAAGCGGGAAAGGATTAAGCGCGTCTACATCTGGGAGCGGGCGGATAGCCCCGATAAGCCGCCCGCACTGCCGCCGATTCGGGGCGTCGTCTATGCGACCATTGCAGCAGCTGCAAAAGCGTTGGACGTAGACGCAGCCACCGTCCGCATGGCTTTCAAGCGCGGAACGCAGGATAACATCGGGCTTGGGCGACAGCCAGGCTTCAAGGGAACGCCAAGGTGGGCGAAATGACCAAGACAGCGCAACAAGAATGGGAGGATGAAGCTATCGCCCATATCGCTGAGGCACCTTTGCGGATCGCATTGCTGAACGAGGCGTCGCACCTGACGGGCGGGGACCGAAACAAGGCTTACGGCGACCCGGTGCCGAACATGCAGCACATCGCTGACATTTTCAACGCGATCAGCGGTAAACAACTGACGGCCCGTGATGTGGCGCTGTTCCATGTCGCAACGAAGCTGGCGCGCCTCTACCACAACCCGACCCACCGCGACAGCCATGTGGATGGGATGGCTTACCTCGGCATCGCCTTCGAATGCGCCATAGCGCATGAAACACCCTGACTGCCGGGTAGGCAGCGGTCATGCGGATGGAGCCGGGCTGGTTCCCCAATCGCCGCAAGCCGGGAAAGCCGTAAGCTTCGGCGGCGAGGCCCGGCAACTTATTTTGTGACCGGACGCAAATAGGTGTTGACGTGTCCGGTCACACAGGGCATATTGAGGACATAGAGAAACCGAACCGGAGTGACGAAGATGACAAAAGCTGAACTGATCCGCACCATGGGCGACATTGCTGGCCGCTTCGACCTGAGCGCCGAGCAAGCCGAGCGCATCGCCGAAGCCGCAGTCAAGGCCGCCGACCCGGAATCCGAATTTGTCCGCATCTGGGAAAACGAAGGCTGGTGGCAGTGACCCCCGCCAACGAACGCAAAGCCAAGGAGCGGCAGGCCAAGCGCGATGCTGGCCTCGTCCGCGTCGAGGTGTGGGTCAAGCCGTATCATCGGGCTTCGGTCCAGCAACACGCCGAGAGGCTGAAGGTGTGGGATAAGCCCCGGCAACTTGACCAAACCACCACGAAAGGCTAGATTTCGCGGCATGGCAAACCCTAACCCCAGCCCGGAAGAGCGCGTGTTTCCCGCCTATAAAACCATTTCCGTTGCGGACTTGATCCCATATGCCCGCAACAGCCGCACGCACTCCGATGCTCAGGTGGCCAAGATTGCCGCCAGTATTCGTGAGTTTGGATTTCTTAACCCGATCATCGTTGACGGGGAGAGCGGCATTATCGCTGGCCATGGTCGAGTTCTGGCCGCGCAGAAGCTGGGGCTTGATACGCTGCCTGTGATCGAGGCGGCGCATCTGACCGAGGCGCAGAAGCGGGCCTACGTCCTCGCCGACAACCGCCTGGCGCTGGACGCTGGCTGGGACAATGACATGCTCAAGGTCGAGTTGTCTGATCTGCAAGCGGATGGCTTCAACCTGGAACTGACCGGCTTTAGCCTAGATGAGATTGCGGCGTTTCTGGTTGACCCCACCGAGGGGCTGACCGATCCCGACGCGGTTCCTGACGTGCCGGTTGCTCCGGTGACTGTGCTGGGGGACGTGTGGCTGTTAGGGCGTCATCGGTTGATGTGCGGGGATAGCACGAGCATTGACCACCTCGAGCGGCTTTGTGACGGCCAGCTTGTTGACATGTGGCTGACCGATCCGCCTTACAACGTGGCCTATGAGGGCAAGACCAAAGAGGCTCTGACGATCAAGAACGACAAAATGGAGGACGCTGGTTTTCGCCAGTTCCTGCGCGATGCTTACGTGGCTGCTGACTCTGTCATGAAGGCCGGGGCTGTCTTCTATATCTGGCACGCTGACTCGGAGGGATACAATTTCCGAGGCGCAGCGCATGATGCGGGTTGGCAAGTTCGCCAGTGCTTGATTTGGAAAAAGCAAACGATGGTTATGGGTCGCCAGGATTATCACTGGCGGCACGAGCCTTGCCTATACGGGTGGAAAGATGGTGCTGCGCACCTGTGGGCGACGGATCGCAAGCAGACCACCATCTTGGAGTTTGACCGCCCGTCGCGCAACGGTGAACACCCGACCATGAAGCCGGTGGCTCTGTTCGAGTATCAAATGCTAAACAACACCAAGGGCAGCGATTTGGTGCTGGATAGCTTTGCCGGGTCTGGAACGACCGCAATCGCCTGCGAAAAGCATGGGCGCATGGCGCGGCTGATGGAGCTAGACCCAAAGTACTGCGATGTGGCCGTCAAGCGGTGGCAGGACTTCACCGGCCAGACCGCAACGCTGGAAGGCGATGGCCGCACGTTTGATGAACTCACTCCGGAGCGCACCAATGCCGTCGCTGCATGAGCCAACGCCCGAACAACGTCACATCGTGCAGCTGCACGCCACCATTGGCACACCGCAGGAGGACATTGCCAAGGTCATCGGCATTGATCCCAAGACGCTGCGCTTGCATTACCGCGATGAGTTGGACCTAGCCTCGGCCAAGGCCAACGCCGTGGTGGGCGGCGCGCTGTTCAACAAGGCCAAGGCTGGCGACACCACGGCCATGATCTTCTGGATGAAGACCAGAGCGGGCTGGAAGGAAACGCATGGGGTTGAGCATTCCGGCAGCGTGGATCACAAGCATTCCGCCCGCAACATGACCGACGACGAGTTGGCAGCCTACCTGCACAATGACACTGACCAAAGCTGAAGCTGCGCAAGAACTGCTACGCCGTCGCGCTGCACGGGCAAGCCTTGTCGGCTTTGCAAAGTTCATCGAGGTTCCCGGCGCACCTGCTGTTGCGGACGATGACACCGAAAGCTTCCTGCCAGCCGAGACGCCGCTTGCCGCGCACCACGAGTTGATCCTGAACGCCACGCAGCGGTGCATTGAACGGCCCAACGGGCGCACCATGCTTTTTCTGCCCCCAGGCAGCGCGAAGTCCAGCTATGCCACCGTGGTCAGCCCCACATGGGTTATGGGCGCAAAGTCGGGGTTCCGCACCATCGCGGTCAGCTACGGTGCAGACCTTGCCCGCAAGTTTGGCAGGAGAATGCGGTCCATCGTCAAGCAGCCCGCCTATGGCAAGCTGTTCGACACCGGCCTGTCAGCCGAAAGCAGCGCGGCACACGAATGGGCTTTGGACAACGGCAGCGAGTTCATGGGCGGCGGTATCTTGTCCGGCATCACCGGCAACCGTGCTGACTTCATCGCCATTGATGACCCCATCAAGGGGCGTCAGGACGCGGATTCGGAAGCCGTGCGCAAGTCCACGCTGGACGCTTACCAAGAGGACGTGCTGACCCGCCTCAAGCCGGGCGGGAGCCTGATGCTGACGCAAACCCGCTGGCATGAGAGCGACCTTGCCGGGTCAATCCTGCCCGAAGGATGGTCGGGCGAAAGCGGGATGATCGACTGCCGCGATGGGGCAGCATGGGAGGTCATCTGCCTCCCCGCCAAGTGCGAACGGCTAGACGACCCCTTGGGGCGCAAGATCGGAGAATACCTTTGGCCCGAGTGGTTCAAGGATGGGCACTGGGCGCCGTTTGAACGAATGCCGCGCACATGGTCGGCCCTGTATCAGCAGCGCCCCGCACCCGACACAGGCGACTATTTCAAGCGCGAATGGGTGCATGTGGTCGAACAGATGCCGCCGCGTGAAACGATGATGGTCTACGGCGGCTCTGACTATGCCGTGACGGCCAGCGGCGGGGACTACACGGTTCACATCGTCCTGGGGGTGGACAGTCAAAGCCGCATGTGGGTCTTGGACCTGTGGCGGGCGCAGGCAAGCTCTGACAAGTGGGTGGAGGCGTTCTGCGATCTGGTCATCAAGTGGAAGCCGATCGGCTGGGCAGAAGAAACCGGGCAGATCAAGTCAGGCGTTGGCCCGTTCCTGCTGAAAGAGCAAGCCTTGCGCGGGGCCTATGTGGTGCGCGAGGCATTCCCGACCCGTGGCGACAAGGCAGTTCGGGCGCAGTCAATCCGGGGCCGCATGGCGATGCACGGGCTTTATGTGCAGGCGGGTGCGCCGTTCCTTGAGGCGCTGCTGTCGGAAATGATGAGCTTCCCCGTGGCGGTGCATGATGACCAGGTTGATGCCTTGGGGCTTTGCGTGCAGCTTATGGACCGCATGAGTGC